GGCTTTCTCTGCCTCCCGGTAACTTCCAAGGCGGTATTTTGTTTTCAGCTAACAAACAATCGAACGCATCTGAGCCAATAGTGCAAAATGGAATAATAAAAGTTGTTCCAGCACAAATTTTCAATGCAGACGGAACTACTGTTGTTGCTGATGAAATTCCTTATGTGGTCTTTGCTGTAAATGGCAGCGTTTATTACTCTCCGTTCCCATTAACTCAACCTAAAAGCTGGGAGGATTTTCGACTTAAAAACATCCAGCTAGATGCAAGCGTAGATCAGTTTGTTTTTACGCTCGCAACTCAAACCGCACAGGTTTCAACTGGCGGGGATGTAACGGTAACTCCATCGCATAGAATCGTTGTAATTCAAGATGGCATCTCCGCTCCCGCATATTGGGATGGATCAAATCAAACTGGCATCCAGACAACTTCCATTCCTACTGGATACTGGATGGCTTTTAGCGGTAATCGCCTTTGGGTTTCTGCCAAGAATATTGTATTGGCGTCAGACCTTGGAGACCCAACTTCTTTTACTGAGAGGCTGACTGGAACTGGTCGTGGTGACTTTGCATTTGCTCGCGTTGTTACTGGTATGACGAACTACATCGGTCAGAACAATGACACAAAGCTCATCGTTTTTACTGATCGCGCCACATACTCTCTGGCAAGCGGAATCTATGATCGGACGCAATGGGCAAGCACGGCAAACTTCCAGACTACATTGTATCCAACGATTGGTTGCGTTGCTGGCAAATCTATATCGTTCCAAGCTGGACAAATCTGGTGGTATTCTCAGGGTGGGCTAATTTCTGCTGACATTGCGGCATCTGCCTACATTACATCTCAGTCGCTTTATCGTGACGTTGAGATGGCTCGCGTAAAGGCATACATGGCTGGAGACACATCTAAGATTTGCGCGATGACATTTGAGAACTACCTTCTCTATTCCGTGCCTTATCTTGAGCCTTGCAATGCCGCTACAATGGTTCTTGATTACGCCCCAGCAGCAGAGTGGGGAACTCAAAAGATTCCAGCATGGTGTGGCGTGTGGACTGGCACTCGTCCCGTTGAATGGATTTCTGGAGTTATTAATGGCGCGCCTCGTTGCTTCCATTTTTCTGTTGACTACTCAGCAACAAATGATGGCTCATACAATCATCTTTGGGAGGCATTTACTGAGCGCAGGGCAGACACTTATTTCGACATTGATCCAGATGGCGGAATCATTGAAAAAGTCAATCGCATTTACTGCCAGATGGAAACTGCACTTTTAGGAGATGGTCTTGATTTCAAGCAATTTCAGTATGGTGAAATTGAGGCTTGTGAAATTGGCGGAACTGTGGATGTCAAGGCTTCGTATCGAGGATCGAAGGGGACATATCAAAATATTCTTGAAACAAAAATATTGGCAGTTACTGACGATTATCAGTGGGTCAATACAGATCTTTCTGGCGAGATTGAGGGTCTTGGATTTCTAAACACACAATATCGCAGACTGATAACAGAAAGCACCAGCAGAACAGCATCTTCTATTACCTGTGAGTCGAAACTAACCAATGACATTGATAAAGCGTTCTCCATGCTTATCGAGTGGTGCGGTGAGTTTGGCGTCGAATCATTGAGGATATTTCTTGATCCTTGGAGTGAGCGAAGCACAGGCGTTCCTAATTCTCCAGAAGTCAAATCGTGTGTTATTTCTCAGGATGGAACTAGTCTCACTGTTGATCTTCTGCCAAGTCCATACGAACAAGCTGACACATCTCAGAAATCTTGGTGGGCTAAAGAGTATAGAACGGTTAGTCTCACATGCACTGCTGATCCAAGTAAGTCTATTTCGGCAACGGCATCAGCTAGCTTTCTTTCTAGCATATCTCAAATTGATGCAAAAACTCAAGCTGGCATCCTTGCTGAAAATGCAGCGAGCAATGCGGCAAAACAATATCTGGCCCAAAACCCTTGCTAATATGCCATCAATTACAACAGCCACTAGAGAAGTAACTAGCTTCCCGTTTAAATACATCACTCCTTTCAAAAATGATCCAGTTGTTCCATTGTATTCCTCCATTCCTCTATTCAATCCAGAGAAGGGGTGTTTGCCGTGTGCCGCTTGTGGAAATTACTCTGATCGCAAAAAAATCATTGCACAACAGGCAAACCGATTTAAAGATTATATTCCTAACGAAATTGCAGGCAATAATGCAAAAGTTGGATTTAATTAATAAATATGAAAACCCGAATAGACTATCGGCTTGTTCCTAAAGACTCATTTGAATTTGGAAACCTACAAGACTTTGCTGAGTCTTTTGACCATAAAATTGTCAACCATCCGAACATCAATGTTTACGCTCATTATCGGAATGGCGAGTTGTTTGGTTATTCTGACCACGTTTTTCTTCCTGTTGTCTATCCAGCTTTTCATCCAGAATTTACAAGGCCGCAAGATGTAATACAGGTTATGAGCGATTGGAGGGCACACGCTCAACTTTCTGGAGGACTTGGATATATTGGGGTTCCACTAATTGATGATCGTCCTAAATTTACAAATGATGTAATGAATAAATTGGGATTGACTAAAATGGACAGGGAAATTTATAGTTACGATTCATTGACTTAAAATGGGTGGAGCTAAAACAGTAAACGCACAACAGTATATCTCTAAACGTGATCCGTCGCGTGACATTGCTATTGCTATGGCAATGCAGTCTGCTCAACAACAGCAGATGGAAAATCAAGCTGCCATGCTTCAGGCGTATGCTAAAATGACTCCTGAGATGCAAACTTACGATGCTTCGCAGCAATCTCAGCGCGCAGCGCAGCTTGGACTGGAAAACATCTTTAGGCAGAGGCAATTGGAGGGAATTACAAATCCAGAAGCTCAAGCATTTCGTCAACGTCAGTCTCAAGAAATTCAGGATCTTACTGATAAACAGAATGTTGATAATTACATGCGCGAGTATATGCGGACGCAGGGACTTCCCTCGCAATACGCGACTGGGCTTGGTGATTCTACGATTGGTCGCGCTGCCATGTTTGATCGTGCGCTTGCTGCTAAACAGTCATACGAAGAAAATCTTGCGGCACAACGTCAGGCATATCTTGCATCACAGCAAGCTCCGGTTGGTGGCATTTCTCCAGAAGCATCTATTGCCGCAAAGCAGGCTGCTCAAGCTCAAAACCTAGCCTCTATGGAAGCTTACAGGCAAGGGATGCTTGGAAGTGCTGGACAATTTGGTCAGACTGGATTTCAGTCTGCTATGAATCAATTTGCAAATCTTGGTGGAATCCAGCAAGCCAATCAGCAGTCCCAAATGCGCTATCAGCAGGCAATGCTTGAGAATCAGGCTCAGAATCTCGCTTCTCAAAGGGCAATGACTGGCGCATGGATTCAAGCTGGCGGAAATGTTGCTTCTTCTGCCATTGGTGCTGCTGGCAGTGCTTATGGTGGCGGTGGCAGTAAGGAAATTACTGGATTTGGCGGACAACAATATACTCCTAAAACTTCAGCAACTGGCGGTCAATTTTATGCTCCAACAAGTGGACGCATTTTTTAAATAAATGAATAGACCCGACGACACCTCAATGTTTGCCTTGGTAGCAGCTAAGTCTGCAATAGGCGGCAGGTATCTTCAGAACCAAGCTGAGTTGCTTAGGATGGCTTCTCAGATGCCTCCGCCAACACAGACATTTGATACCGCAAGGACATCGAAGGAAGCCGCTGAATTTGGTGTTGAGAACATTATTCGTTCCCGCGAACTTGAAAGGCTAACAGACCCAACTGCTGCCAGAATGCGAAGCGAAATGGGTAGTCGTGTAGCAGAGCTTTCCAGCATGGAGGCACTTCAACGAAGCGCAAAAGATTGGGCATTAAAGCAAGGATTGGGTTCTGGATACTCCAGCGGAGTTGAGGGAACCATTGGACGTGCTGCAATGTTTGATGCTGGCACAGAAGCTGGCCGACAAGCTCGTCTTCGCGCATTGGCACTACAGCAAGGATATTTGGCTCAAACTCCAGCCCCTGTTGGCGGACTAGATCCCGCTACTGCCATTCAAGCTGAAATGCAAGCAAAAGCTGCTAATCTTCAAGCGATGCAGCAATATCAGCAAAATGTCCTTGCGGGAGGTCAGAGATTGCAACAATCTACATCGGATTGGATCAATCAAAACCTTGGAGAATTGCAGCAAGCCAATAATGTTGCCCAACAGAACAAGCAGAATTACGAGCAAGCAATGTATAACAATGCTGTTCAAAATGCAGCATCTGGAAATGCAATGACTGGTCAAATGATTGGTGCAGGAGGCGCGGTTGCTGGAGCAGCACTAGGCGCGGCAATTATTATTTAATGAGACAACATCTAATAAATAAAACAATAAATAAAATAAAAGAATGGAATAAAAGGTGGCCTAGAGCAGTTGTTTTGTGGAGTGGGGGAAAGGACTCTACGGCATTGCTTCACCTTATTCGATACGGAGCAGAGATTGACATTCCTGTTATCCAGTATCGTCAACCAAAATTCCGCGAGCGATATGCCTATTCTGATCGTTTGATTAAGCAGTGGGATTTGGAGGTATATGAGTATCCACCCATGAAGGTAGCGTTGGCGGACGGGCCAGATGTCAATACTGGAGAAGTTCGCTTTGATATGCTTCACTATTTCCAATGGGGCAGGGATTGCGTGATTCTTTCTCTTGGAACAGAGAAGCCAAAAGAAGGAGAGAAGTTCTTGTGTGGGGTGACTGACTTTTTGCAGCGTCCTACTGGAACATTTAACTGGCCTTGGGGTGCTGTGTATATCGGAACAAAGTTTGAAGATACAGATTTGATTAAAGGTCATGTTCCATTGGCGCAAGACATCAGGATCGTTGATGGTTCTCCGGTATCTTTGTATCCGATGCGCGACTGGACAGACGACGAAATCTTTTGGTATTTAGAGGACAATGGTATTGAGCCAGATCCAACTAGGTA